GGTGCCAACCTGCGCGGTGCCAACCTGAGCGGTGCCAACCTGCGCGATGCCTACCTGAGCGGTGCCAACCTGCGCCATGCCGACCTGAGCGGTGCCAACCTGCGCCATGCCGACCTGAGCGGTGCCAACCTGAGCGGTGCCAACCTGAGCGGTGCCAACCTGAGCGATGCCAACCTGCGCGATGCCAACCTGCGCGGTGCCGACCTGAGCGGTGCCAACCTGAGCGGTGCCGACCTGCGCGATGCCAACCTGAGCGGTGCCAACCTGAGCGGTGCCGACCTGCGCGATGCTAAAAATGCAAAACAGGCATTGGCTATGATTCAGTTCATCCCCGAGACAGGAAGTTTTGAATCTTGGAAGAAATGCTCAGGCGGCGCGATCGTTCATTTGCTAATTCCAGCCGATGCCAAGAGAAGCCATGGATCGGAGCGCAAGTGCCGCGCTTCGAAGGCTCAAACTATTGAAATATATGACAACTCAGGTAAAGAGATCAGTGAGGCATTCAGCGGCGGAGGATATGGTGTGGTTACATACCGCAAAGGTGAAACTGTCGAACCTCTCAATAGGTGGGACGAGGATCGTTGGAATGTATGCTCGTCCGGTATTCACTTTTTCTTAACCCGCATCGAAGCCGAAAACTACTCGTTTTAACGGAAGGAAACCATGATTCAAACCGAAAAATACGATTACACTGTACCTCAATTTGCCAAGCTGATTTCCTGCTCGTCAGGCACGGTAAAAAAATGGATCAAGGCCGGGAAAATCAAGGCTTACCGAATTGGCGGAGAAACAGGCCGAGATTACCGCATACCCTGGGAAGAGGGCGAGAGAATCAAGGCAGACTGGACTTACCCACTAGACACCAAACAGGCATTATGAGGAGTGTTCTACTGGTGCAATATCGCATCGGAGGAGTAAAACCGCATGGAAGGACTAGACGTTATCCTGATCATCGTTGCCCCTGGTCTTCTGTTCGGCCTGTGGGTTGTGACCACCGAAGCATGGCAACCGCGTATTCAATGGAAAGAATGGAGGTCGTCGTGGAAGTGAATCTCGTCAACATGCCTGAAACAGAAATACTCGCTACGGGAATCATGCTGGTCCATGGGAACCTACGTGCGGCATTCACCGTGCAGGATGCCATGACTCTCGGAAATGCACTGGAACAGGCCGCAATGAAAGAACAGCCAGCGAAGACAGTTCCAGTAGAGCCGGACGAGAAGCGGTTTGGGCCTTTTAGCAGGGCTCTGATCTTCTACTTGATTGGAGCTGCTACGGTTATCGGCGTATGGGTATGGAGGCTGCTATGACCCATCAAGAAGCAGCATGTCTCAAGAAGCCAGACCCGAACGATCCGATGTACGACCACTCCCACAGCATCAACGAGTACCCGCACGCAAACATCCTTCGCAGAAGAACGATCAGCACACAGATTAACTGGACCATCATCATCGAACTGGCTGTGATTGGGCTTGCCGCGCTCTGCTGCATCCACGAGGCCGCTTGCCAGATACCAGACGCACCCAAGCCGCACATGGACCGCACGGAAATGGCCCTTCTTGGCGCTCTTGCAGGGTCTAGGGCACTGGACACCTACTCAACACGCGCCGCGCTCTCCAGAGGCCAGCACGAGCTTACCTTGCCAGGATTCATTGTCAACCATGACGCATCAATGGCCGCTTTCTCCGCTGGAAGCTTTGCTTTGGACTGGTGGGTAGCACGCCGACTAGAGCGCAAAGGACACCCTAAACTGGCTCATGCACTGACCATTATCGACATTGGCCAGGATTTACCTTGGGCTATCCACAACCTCACAGCACCAACAATCAAGCATGGGAAAGGGATACGATATGGCCGTTGAATTCGATGTGAAGGGAACAAGAACAAGCGAATACCTCTTTCTGCCTGAGCAGTTAGAGATTCACCCGGAAATGAATGGCCGACGCGAACTGCCCGATGTGCAGTGGATCATAGACTCGATTCTCAAGCATAGCCAACTCCAGCCGGTAACGATCCGGCGCACAGGAGGAAAGCCTGTCTTGGTGGCAGGGTTCTCCCGTTGGCGCGCTGTCAGCGAGATCAACAAGCAAGGAATGACGGCTAAGCCTCTGGCCCTTCGCTGCTCCTACACTGCCCTCAACGAAAAGCAAGCATTCCTCGCCAACATCGAAGAGAACCGCGTCCGCAACGCCACAACTCCGATGGACGATGCCTACAATATTCAGCAGCTCATCAACGTGTACCAGATGACAGAACAGGAGTGCGCCGACGCCTACCGCGCTTCAGTATCATGGGTCAAGAGCCGTCTCCAGTTGATCGAGGCTACTCCAGAGGTCGAGGTAGAGATCCGCGCCGGCAGAATCAAGGGCACTGCTGCCGCACAGATTGCCAAGCTGTCGAAGGAGCATCAGAAGAATCTTGCCAAGGTTGCCAAGGAAAAGGGCAAAATCACCGCCGCAGACGTCCGCAAGGAGACCGGCAAGGATATTGCTCCACCGGCCCCCACGGAAGCCGTCAGCAATCCCCCTGCGCTCACTGACAAACTCCTTGAACTTGCCGACGCCATGTACAAAGCCTTCTCGGACTTGTACGGAGATGAAAGCGAACTCCCGGCAGAAGCAAGGGCGTACTGGAAGGCAAGGAACAGGTAAACAGCGTTGCCACGGGCACAACGGTTCCAGCAGAAAGGAGCAGGGGATGAGGATCGAAACTATTAAAAAGCAGATTGAGAAGATGAAAACAAAGATTGCCGCAGACCGAGATAAGCTGCGCGAACTTCAGGATGAGGCGGAAGGTATAGCCGATTCCTGCGATTACGCGCTGTCGAATCTGGAGAGTGCAGTTGATGCTCTTTCGGAGATGGTATAAGTACCGTAGCGAAGGCTATAACGGTTCTAAACCTCTTCAATCGCGATATGCAGCAGAAGTGCCGCAAGTCTTTTCTTCAACCTGTACACCTGAGTCTTGAATCCTTTGGCGTCAACCACGTGGGGAGTTCCGTCCAGATCGGTGTAGTAGAAGTCGGCTACGTATACGATTGGACGGAGCTTCCCATCGCCAGGTACAAGCGTTATGCGCTTCTGCTCTTCGTAGTTCTTGATCTTCTCGGCACGCGCTAGGGCTTGGTAGTTCACCGCTGCGTTGGCTTCATGGATGCTTGCGTAGCCGTTCTTTCTCACTGCCCCGTACTTGTTCGTCTTGGCAGGAATAGAGTCAGCGCCTTGCACATAGTTCGTCCACGCTTCGCGCTCTGCTTTTGATTCACGCCTCATGCAATACCCTTGCAGTTGCGTATTCTCACTTCCAACGGAAGCTCCATGTACCGCTCGTAGCTCATCGATGATTTCATGTTGTTACCGAACCAGTGGGCAACCCTGATTGCCTCAACACTGTCGTCGCGCTTGCTGCCGCCCATCCCGCGCCCGTTGGGGTGCTCCACGGTCGCCTGGTCGAGAGGCACAAAAAGTCCGCATAAGCAGCACAGTCCTCTATCAATGTCCCACCGCTGCTCTCTGCGCCTTTGGTACTCTGCTCGGCCAGCTGGAGACGTTGAGCATATTTCACGCCCGCCGACAATGCGCACTGCGGGGTGTTTCTTGCGGCTTATGGGATTGATGCGGGAACGCTTCACTTGGCTTTGTCTTTCTTCTCAAACTCGACAGTGACGTATCCATGAGCAGCGATTGCGGCCAACAAATTTCGAGCGCTGTATGCCATGAATTTTCCCTTTGAGTCAGATCCGATACATTTTCCGCGTGGCCATCCCGCTTGCGGCAGCTTTCCTCGCAGAACGATAAAGTCTGCGCCGGGTTGTTCATTGATTACCCGAACGCACTCAAGAGCGATAGACTGCATCTTTTCCGCCGCCGCTTGGATTCTCTCTGGCGTGATTGTTTCTGTCATTGCGCGTTCTCCAGTTCGTCGTCTATCACCCATCCCAGCAGCGCCCCGGCATAGTCGCTCGGGTCCAGGTCCATCAAAACAGCTTTCTCGCTGAGCTTGGCTTTTATCTTTGCCGCGTCTCCAGCAGGATACGTCAACCTGAGCGTTTCCCGCCTCTCCAGCGCCTGGTGATGGTCGCGGGTAATCTTCTCTGCAAACTGGTCCTCAGAAAGCGTCTGTGCGGCCTCCAGCACGTCTGGCAGGGCACGCACGTTGCTGCTCACATTGTTGGCCAGCAGCATCATGTTGCACCTGGGCATCGACGCAAGTTGCTCCATGGGCACATCGGGAAGTTTCAGGATGGTCGCCAGGGCCTCGGCGTTATAGCGCCAGGACTTCGGGAAAAGGGTCTTGTTCCATCGGTCCAACGATCGGAATGGTTTGCCCACCTCCTCATCCATGAACTGCGCGTAGATTTTCTTCTCCTCGGCAATCTTCATGGCGGCACCACGCAGAGCGTATACCCGCCGCGTCAGAGACTCGATGCGCTCGTCTGCGGCCTCTGCCGTGCGGAGAATGTCCACCAGGGGCTTGGATGCCTCTTCGGAGGTCATGGAGCGGATGGCGTCGAAGTCGGGCGTGGCCAGGTGCGAGATTGCACTAATCATGGCTCGTACCTGAATGTGTGAGTGAGCATTACAGGCTCACCGTCGAGATCGACCATCAGACGCGCCGAACGTTGCGGGAGTAGCTGGACGAGGGAATAGTCGGCGTGAGGGCAGAGAAGTCGCTCAGTGGTCCCGTACAGCTTGCATAGGCTAGGACGCACCGGATAGACAGCGCAGGAGTGAGTACGCTTATCGATGAATGCACAATCTAGCGGTGCGCGTTCCTGCCCTGCCAGCTCCGCATATTCTTCGGGCGGCAGTTCCGATAGGTACAGTTTGATTTTGTCCAAACGCGGCTGCGAAATTGGCACCGTTCCGCAGCACTCCGCTTTACACGTCTTGCATGGCAGGTTGACCATCGATTCCTTTCGGCAAACAATTCCACAACTCATCAAAACCATATTCCTTGATGATGCGCTGAACTTCTCTCTGTCGATCAATACGGGCGGCTGCGTCTGGGTAAAGTTTACGCTTCAGTGCTCGGCCCCGCGCATTGATATTTCGCTCTGCTGCTCTCCAGTAGTTACGCTCTCTCGGTATCACCGCCTGGGCCATGATAGCCAGTCCGTGCTGCCGTTCGAGGAGTGTCAGTCGTTCCTCGTCCTTGCGTCGTTGCTCCCACTCTGGGCTGGGATTGAATTCGTCCAGTGCTAGGTCGCGTATCTTGAGGCCCATCGCCGCCACGATCTCATCACGACTGCACCCGGTGAAACAGTGAAGGCGGACCCATCCGTCATCCGAATTCCACACACTCAGGCTTCGATTGCGGTCGCCATGCTGGTGAAGTCCGGTAGGGCATCGACATTGCCATCTCTTACCGGACTTCTTGCCGTGGAGTTGGTGGGCGATCTCAGATGCCGTCATATATCACGGAAAGCTAACATCTGCCCCCCCCCCCCTCACTCTCAGATTCAAACCAAGCATCCCATTCTTCTTTCAGTGCGGCATCCTGCTGCTTCATTATCCACCGCAATTTAGCCGTCAAGGAACTATGTGCTCCATGGCTCATGATTTGCAGGTTGCAGTCGCGAATATCTGTCTTATCTCCAACGTGATGCACGTCCGTGTTAGGAGGGAGTTCACCGCCAAACATGATAGCGGCCTTGATTCTGTGGATGCGCTGCCCTCTGCACG